GCATTCCAAGCAGGCCAACCTGCTCCACCCCAAGTACGTCCATTCGTCGCTGCAATAGGTCTCCAATTACGCATTGGAGTTTGTGTTGTACTACTACGAATGTTATCGACAAGTTGGTGTGCTGCAGATTCGGCTTTGCCTAGTTCTGTATTTACAAGTTTATTAAATTGGCGAACAGCTTTTTCATCAAATTGCTTTAATGATTTTATTGTTTCTTCAATTCCTGTAAGTACTACTACTGCTTCTTCGGCCATTATCCACCTTTATGTTTTTCTTTCAAATAAGCGAGCATGGCTTCCAGAATACCTGGCGGTGAATCTAAAAGATCTTGCGTAGGTATTCCGGTTTCCACCGAGATAGATGCAATAGTATAAGTTAAACTGTCTCGGTGGATCCGAAATTTGCATCTGAGTCCAATTCTGCTGATACTAAAGTATCTAGAAATTCTGGACCAAATGGTTTTACAACAACATTATTTACTTGCATGCATTTCCATGCTAACCAATAAATATGCTCGATCTTTTGTTCTTCACCAATCAGTTTAGGTAGACCTTTTCCAAACTGTTGTTCAAATGCAACAATGACTCTTGGAGTTAGTTTATAACTAGCTTCAAGACCATCAGTTGTTTTTACTTTAATTGCTAGACCGTCCATTGACGTTCCCCCTTAGTGTTAGTTATGACTTGCTTATTGTACCAGATATTGGCCAAGATACGCTTGCTGTTGCCAATTCGCCAACTGCTCCATTTAATGGTGTCCATTCAGACACTAGTGCAGAAAATGTGTAAGTTGGAGATGATCCATTTATTGGTCTTACAGTCATTGAGACAGCGGTTCCAAGTGTTGGATAAATTGTTGCCTCTAGAGCTCCTGCTGCATAATCTTGGTTAAACTCAAGAGAAATGTTATTATCCGCCAAACCTGCAACTCGCGTCCTTGCTGTGTTGCCAAAAGCAGTTGTTTCAACTACTTCGTATGTTGAGTTTAAGGTTACAGACGTTACATATGAGCTAATGTCTGTTGTTCCAAAAACTACTTGACAATTAGTAAGAACGATACGTGCCATGTTATGCCGTTGTCTTCGTGATTGCGCCGTCGATTGACCAAGTTACAGAAGCAGTAGCCAATTCACCAACAGCACCATTCAACGGTGTCCACTCAGATACTAATGCGTTGAAAGCATATGATGGATTGTCAACCGCAGTTGTAGCTCCATTTGGCTTAACAACGACTGCAGTTGGAGCAGCGCCTACTAATGGGTAAATTGTTGCTTCTACACTTGAAGTTGCGTAATCTTGATGGAATTCAAGAGTTACTGAGTTATCAGCAAGACCTGCAATGCGGGTACGAGCTGGGGTTGAACTAAATGCTGTAGTTTCTACAACATCTCGGTTCGTTGTAAGAGTCACAGATGCAATGTGATCTGAAAGATTCACACCGTTGATTGTGATATATGCGTTAGTTAGTACTAAACGGGCCATTATTCGTCGGCTCCTTTTTCTACTTCAGATTTGGCTTGGACATTGCTTGCTACCACATGCTTTGCTTCGATTAACGCATCGATATTGCAATTAGCATCAAGCAATTCTTTTTCGGTGATTATTTCACCTTTTCTCTTTTTTCCGATAACTAAAATATCGGATGTGATTGTATATGTCATGGTTCTCCTTATCCCCAGACCGTAACTTGATAGCGATAGGACAAATATTCAATATCTGCAGCTTGATAAACACCAGATTGTGCAGAAGTAACTCTAAGGGTATCTACCGCTCCATCTAGTGTTCTATCTGCTTCAATTGCAGCTTTTATTGAATAGTTACCAGATCCTGATAGATATTTGTCCAATTTGTCTTGACCGGTTCGTTCAGAGAATCTCTGGACTATCACTAGTACGTCAATATTGGCTTGATCCAAACCTCTGGCATTGTTTAGATCAAAAGTAAGATCCAACTGACCGATTATGGCAGATGGTGGTTGAGGATTATCTGGTACAAGATCATATACTCTTAATCCGTCAATTTCTTGTAAATTCTTTTTTAGACCATCTCTGACTTCACTAGGAATCATTAGTAGGCCAAACCATTCATCTTGCGTAATGGACGAATCAAGGCTTCAACATCTGGATCTAGTCTAGATGTTAATCTTACAGTTCCCATATCTATAGAACCAGCAACTCCAAACGGAGATTGTTTTCTTACAAATAATCGAGATGCTTGTAGTTTACAAGCGGTTTGAATTTCATATGGAATGCTTGACCAACCCCAAATACCTTTTACTCTTAATGTTTGCGGTAATTGTGCAGGAAAAATGTACGCGCCTATTGCAATCAAACGAGTATAAGGCCAACCTCTACGTGGATTGTTGATTGGTTCAACCATGTAATCTGAAGTAGTCCAAACTGTTTCCCAAGCCTGATCAAAATTGTCATCTGTGGCAACTTCTGTGATTGTAACAATATCATCGATATCACAAGTCCACCAATCTTTAGGTGTAAAATACCGAGAGACAGGAGCTAATGCAGTTCCATCTTTGTAAAAAAAACGACCACAGTAATCATCAATCATTCGACTAGCGGTCATGATTGCTACTTCAATGGCTAGATCATCGTTAATGTCATCGATTGCAAGTGCATTCTTGACATCCGACAACGTGCAATACGCATTCGTTAGTGCCACGTTCTATCCTTTTCTCGGGTTTCTCAATAACAGCTCGTTCTAATTTTGGCATTATAACTGCTGTTTGTCTTTTATTTTTGGTTCTTTTGATAGTCCACATGGTGTTCCTCGCTTAACCAATAATTTTTCTGATGTGGCAATATAGCGCCAGTGTGAACATAAATTGGAAAACCTAGTTGTCTAATACGTCTAGAAAATAAAAGATCTTCACTAATCCACTCACCATTGATTGGACCGTCCCAGAACCAGCACCATTTGTCTCCTTGGTTTGGATCTGCAACTTCTCGCATCTTTTCTAATACACTTCTATGTATCAAAATGCAACCAGTACCGCATGCTTCTATCTCAAATAATGAATCTTTGTCATATTTATAAAGTGGTAAAAAACCTGCTTCTGATTCAGCAAATATGGCAGGAACTGGTTTTGGATATAAATTCTGATGAGCGTCAAATGCAGCAAATACTAAACCTGAAACAACCGGACGATCTTTATCGTGTGCTGCTTGTATAAGTTTATCAAATGTTTGAACACTTAACTGTTCATCTGTGTCTATCATTAAAAGCCAATCAGATTTTGTGTTATCTAAAAAGGCTTGTACTACTCTATTGCGTAATTTAGAAAGTAAACCTGATCCCTTTATTCTTACAAATGGACCTAGTTTGTCATCTCTAACTTGCGCCAATTGAATCATGTTATATGCCCAAGCAGCATTAACTGTGCCTGGATCACATGCACCAATTGAAACTTTATGCCCTGATTTCATACTTCCCCCTTAGAAGTGTAGAGCGGATAGATCGGGGGCATTCTACCCGCCCTACACATTTGTTTCTAAGCTACGCTTAGAATGTTGGTGCTGCTAGACCAGTTCCAGAAATAATGGAAGCTGCTGCAGGATAACGCTCTGCGGTAAACGCACCATATCCGTAAACTACAGTCTTGATTGTCAAACTGCCAGGAGCAGTTGCATCGAAACGTAGTGAGAATGGTGTACCTGGTTGCTCCCAAAGGTGCATTTCGCGTGCATCAACCAAGTAAATTTCATCCTGGTTTGTTGCTGCGCCGTAGTTTGTTGCTACGTTTGCATCTGTGATGATTGGAAGACCAAGTAGTTGGTATCCGCTGTTTGCGTACTGTGCAACGCCTGCGCCAACACCAATTGCATTCATTTGACCGTTTGCAGTTGGTACAACTACTGGACGACCTGCAGTATCAGTCGCAGCTAGCAAGAATGCTAGACGACGTGGGTGCATGATCCAGTGAGTTGGTGTTGTAAAGACATTGCTCTGAACTTGCTGAAGTGCATCAGCGAGCTTTGGATAAAGCAATGCAACTGTTGGAGTTGTTGCTGTGAATGTGATTGCATTTCCGCCAGAAGCACGGATACCCTTCATTTGACCATTTGAGCCAGTTCCGTTAAGAACCTGTGCATCAAGAGTGGTGTGCCATGAACGGATCAAGTCTGCAAGAACAAATGCATCTACGCCGGTACCGCGTTCGATAACCTGACGAGATAGATCTTGCTGACCAGCGATTGTGCGAACTGGAACAGTCAACAGTGTGTCATCTGCATCTGTCTCAGAAACAGAAGTGTTCTGTGTTTCCTGAACAGCAGTTGAAGTACCTGTTGTCATGCGGCTGATATTAAGTGTCATACCAGCATTTGGAAGTGTCATCTTGTTTGTTGCAAAATCAGCAGTTGGACGGCCTGCACGTGCGTATGGTGCAGCGAGATCTACCAAGTACTGTGGAACAACAAGACCTGTGAAGTTACCTGTGTCAACATCGCGACGCTCAATTGACTCTTCCTTCATGTGGCGTGCTAGACGCTCGTTAGCAGCAAAGTCATTTAGGACCTGTGC